GGGTTCCTATGGAAGCACCCTACGCAATTGTTGCGCTCCGCAAATCGAACAGGCTTGTCCTTCCAGTACTCGACAATCTTGTCCTTGTGAATCCCTGCTGTATGCAACGGGAAAGAATTGACAGCGTACTGAAAGTCCTGAAATTTACGGCGGCCAGACGCCGAGGTTCCAACTTGAAGGCGTTCATTGCGATAACCATATTCGTCATGAGCATCAAGAGCGCGCTGAACGCGCTTGTCTTCTCCTGCCCTGAATCCAATCCTCATCTCTACAGGCTCGCCTATGTTGTCAACGACCCATTCGGCGATTGGCTTGACCTTCATGCGAGCCGTGCAAAAACGCCGGATAGCACTCGGCAGAACAGCCCCCTCCGACCTTAGCACCTCATCGAAAGTTGGACTTGAAACGAACGTGATTTCCTGTCCTGTGTACTGTTCTAAATCGGAAAGAGTGTATGCGATAACATCATCTTCCGCAGTAGCGATAAACTCACGGCCGGTCTTCGACTCAAAGTATTTTTTTATCCAAGGGTCCGCAGGAGCCGCACGAAAATCTTCAAGCTCTACCAAAGCAAACAGGTTAAAATCCGCTGGATAATGTTTCATCATGTAGGCCGACGTTTGACCTCCTGAAACGCTATTAATTGTCTTCATGTGTTTGTGGTTTAGAGTTTACGCAAGCGGCGATTGTAGACGTCAATCAATGCCTCTAGTTCCTCGCTGCTGAACTTCTTCGTCGTGTTCGATAGCTGCTCCAACTCCATTGCGGTACCCTCCCCGTGGACCCTGTCCAGGTGCCGAGCAAAAAGGAATTGCTCGCCGCTGCGGAATCCGTTGCAGCTCTTACATTGACATTTTACATTCATCTCATCCCACCGGGTCGAGAACTTGGCGCGGGATTGGAAGTGTCCAGCGTCGACCGTCTTCCAATGCTTCCACACGCCGCAGGTGAAGCACTGCACGAAGCCGCGATGGTCGGCGTCCTTACTCCGCACCCATTGCGAAAAGACCTTGTCGAGGCGGGCGATGAGCTTCTTGCGGGTCATACGAACAGGGCGAGGCATGACAGCAACAATACAACAAGATTAAACAGACGGACCTGGTGCTCTTGGTAGTATTCCGCGCCCACCTGTGCAAAGGTGAGTATCGCGATAGCTACGAGGATGCCTTCTATCATTCCGGGGGCTTGATTTGTCCGAGGTCGATCAGGTCCTCGACGGTTACCAATATAGCTTTTCTCTCCTCTCGTGTGCCCGAATGCCTTTGATATGGGTCATGTTCGGGACGATGCTTACGCTCTAGAATCCTCTCGGCTCTGGTCTCCTCCCATTTCCGGCAGCACTCCATAAGCTCGCCCAACTTCAGGCGCCCGTACATGGGGCCGAACTTGTTTCTCTTGATGCCTTCGAAGACCAGCGCGAACTCCTCCAGCTTAAAGGCGACAAATTCTTCCATGAGCGCCCGCGCCGTCTCCTTCATCTCCTCGTCATCTTGGATGGTCTTAGTCGCATCCACGAACTTGATGAGCCTTCCCAGCTCGGCTAGAAACCACGCCCGGACCATTTGCGGGTTGAGCCTGAGTGCGGTCCGAATGTTGGTTCCTTCCTCCCACGCATTTTGAGGGGTCAAATTTCCACGTTCTCCCTTCAGGAGTAGCTCAGTCCTACCCGTTAGCGATAAAGTCCTTGAGGCCATCCGGAGTGAAGCCTGCGGGGTTAAATCCTTTTCGTCGTTCATTGCTTTGGTTTTTGCGTTCTCGATTGATCCACTGGTTCACCTTCGGTTTCCACTTTGCTATTGGTGTCCCGTTTACCATCCACCCGTTGGCCTCGTAGTAGTTCCAGAATTCGGGGCCTAAAGTAGGGGCCAGCTCGTGCGCGCCTCGGTCCTCCATGTACTCGATGACCTCCTCCTCTGTCGGTCTCTGATACTCCAACTCCTCACGCGCGTCTTTCTTAGTTCTCTTAGAAGTATTTGTTTCTATATGTACACGGGACAATTCAGTCCCTTCGATTAGACCATTTTGTCCTTTCGATGGGATCGTTTGGTCTTTTCGATTAGACAATTTCGTCCCAAGGCAATACGTCCGTCTCCGGTCGAATCCATTGGGCTCTCTATATATCGCTTCTGCCGCTTCCAGTTTTCGCAGTGCGCCCTTGATTTGTGGCACGGTAAGGAACGGCAAGTATTCGGACATCTCGCGCAATCCTTGCGTCATGCACGGCTCCTCCCCGGCGGACGTGTTGCGCTCTATCCAATACTTGAGATGGGCGAGTACGGCAGCGGCAGGAAGTCCCCACCGCTGCGCGTCGTCTGTATCGAACCAATACTTCATGGCGGAAACATACCATCGGGATCGAGCTTTTTCAAAGCCTTTTGGACTCTGGCTATCTCCTGCCGCAGTTTGTCCTTCTCCTTTTTGGTCACGTCGTCCTCGCAGTATGCGCGTAGAAGGTTTCTGCGGTGCTCCCTCAGAAACATAATCCGCGATACGCGCTCCTCGTAGGGCAGGGATTCAGCGTTCAGCATCCGGCGAATTATTCTTCCATCCATTCGTTGTAGGCTTGCTCGTATTCCTTAGCCAGCGCAATCACGCCCTTGACCATGACACTATGAGGGAGGTCGAATTGCTTGTGCTTGTACTGGTTGGCCCACGCCATACCCGCCACCTTGAAGCACATCCCCCGAATCATTTTCTTGTCCTTGTCGGGGTCCTGCTTGGCGGGTTGGAACTGCTGGAACCCTCCCGGAGGTGGTGGGTTCTTGGATACCTTAAGCTTCTTGCCGTACTGGTCGTCACTCTTGATTTCATAGTAGACCTCATCGCCCACCTTGTACGGGGGTTGCTCACTCTTGCTGTTGGCCTCGCCTATGGTGCCGTCATTAAAAGTGATTTCAAAGGTGTACATGGTACCGAACTTCCCCTTCCAATCGCCCTTGCCTTGGATGGCTTCAATTTGCGCTTGTACCATAATTGGGTGGGTTTTTAAGGTCAATGTTCAAATGCTCGCACACCTGCCCCAATTCGTTGAGGAAGAACTGTCCGGGATCCTTCAGCTTCCGGTTCATCGTTGCCGGGTGGATTCCGAGCTCTTGGGCGAGCTGCTTCTGGGTTTTCTTCTGCATCGCCATCTCTGCAACGATTGCACGGTTCACCGAGGTAAACCAACGTCTGTATTTCGTCATCTTTTTAGTGTTTTGACAGAGCAAATATAAAGCGAAGATTTGGTTTATTGCAAATGATGCGCATATATTTGTGACATGGAATACACAACGACACAACTATTCGACGAGGTCATCCAGCTCGCCACACCCGATTGCGTGAAGCGGCGCGATATGTCCCTTGTCCGTAAACTGAAGGACCTACAGAACTACACGCAACGCCTGGAGAAGATTGCAGACGATGCCCTCGACATCCTTAAAGACAAGCAGTCATGAACACCGACCACAAACTGGGACGCGCTGAGGCCGTCCGCGATATGTCCCGCGTCATTTATGACGAGTGTACCAAGTTGACCGACCGCATCACGGAGCGATCGTCGCAGCTTGCAAACGACACCGAGCACATCGGATACGTTGCCGACGATACGCAGCTCTCAGAGCTCCGCGCCATGCGTACCGCGCTCGACTTCATTCACGGAAAAATTAATCGGCTATGATTGACTGGTATAACTTCCATTGCAGGACGTGGAGGGAGGCCAAGCGCAACTGGGGTCATATGATGCAGGATAAGGGTTTGCAGCAAATCAACCGCGATGCGCCCACCGGATACGGAGAAGCTCCCCACCTCATCACGAGCAAGGTCGAGGGCCCGGGCTTCGTCATCTATCCGCATTTCTACGACCCGCGAGAAATAAACCACACCCTCAGCTCCAGAGCCTCCATCTACGGCAACCGGTACTGCGGGTCTTTAAACTCATTCTGATGGAATTCTTCGACATGATTATTAGCCAGTACGGGAGCGTCCACAAGTGCGCCGCAAAACTGGGAACCAATAGGGAGCAACTGCTCCGACAGATTCGCACCGGGAACGACCAGGTGCTTGACGCTATAGCCGACAACTGCCGCCTCTCCCGTCAGGAGGTGCGGTGGGAATTCCGCTACCATAACGAGAACACATGAACTACGACGAATTCATACAGAGCAAACAGGCGAAGACGGTTCCCGTAGGATTTGAGCCAAAAGGGTTGAACCGTCACCTCTTCCCATTCCAAAAGGAGATTGTAGAAAAAGCCTGCCGGCGTGGGCGCTATGCCATCTTCGCGGACTGCGGTTTAGGTAAGACGCTCATGCAGCTAGAGTGGGCGCATCAGGTGGTAAAAGAAACAGGGCAAAGCGTCCTGATTCTTTGCCCCTTAGCGGTCGCCGCTCAGACGATCAGCGAGGGAGAGAAGTTTGGAATTAACGTACTCCAGTGGCAACCGGGGTCCGAGTATTCGCAGCGCGTAGTCATTACGAATTACGAGAGCTTCCACAAGGTCGAGGTCGACGGGTTCAGTGGGATTGTGCTTGACGAGAGCTCCATTTTGAAGAACTACACAGGCAAAATAAAGCGGCTTATTTTAAAACAGTGCGAAGGCATTGCGTACAAATTAGCGTGCACGGCAACTCCGGCGCCGAATGACCTCAACGAGATAGGCAATCACGCGGAGTTTCTCGACGTCATGGATGCCACAGATATGAGAATGAGGTGGTTTGTCAGAGATGAAGGGATGAACAACTACCGCCTAAAAGGTCACGCATTTAATGACTTTTACGGATGGATAGGGACGTGGTCCAGCGTGCTCCGTATGCCGTCCGACATTGGACACAAAGACGACGACTACATACTACCTCCACTGCACTTCCACGAGCGCGAGATTGCCACCGACCAACGCGATCACGGAATGTTGTTTAATGAGGTGGCAGTAAGTGCAACTAACTTCAACCACGAACTCCGACTAACGAAGGTGCCGAGGATGGAGATGGCTGCCGACCTGGTCAACAAGTCCAATGAACCCTTCATTGTTTGGGTGCGGCAAAATGAAGAGTCGAAGTTTGTGTGTGAGCTTATTCCCGATGCGGTAGAGGTTCACGGAGGTATGAGTCCAGAGCAAAAGGAAAGCGCATTCCTAGCATTTAAGGAGGGCAAGTTTCGCGTGCTGGTGACCAAGACCAAGATCGCCCAATTCGGACTCAACTTCCAGCACTGCCCGAATCAGATATTCGCCTCTCTCGACTTCAGCTTCGAGGGGTTGTATCAGGCTATCCGACGCTCATATCGATTTGGGCAAAAGCAAGAGGTAAACATCTACATTATCTCCACCGATACAATGGAGAACGTCACCTCTTCAATTAACCGAAAACAGAGGCAGTTTAACGAGATGATGGAGGGGATAGTAAAACACGCAAACGAAAAAGAGTACACCATGAAAGCCGAATACAACCGAATAGAGCACAAAACAGACGACTATCATTTAGTCAATGCAGATTGCGTCGATGCGATTCAATTACTTGAGTCCGACAGCGTCGATCTGTCTGTCTTTTCTCCTCCATTCTCGACTCTGTTTACCTACTCGGACAATATCCGAGACATGGGAAACTGTGCAGATAATGACGAGTTTTTCAAGCAAACTGAATTTCTACTCAAGGAGCTGTATCGCGTCATAAAGCCGGGGCGATTGGTTTGTGTCCACACTAAAGACCTGGCCAAGTATAAAAACAGCTCCGGATATACTGGCCTTTACGACTTCACCGGCGACTATCACAGAGCTATGGAGGCGGCTGGATTTAAGTATCATTCGAAGGTTACGATATGGACTGATCCCGTACTGGAGATGCAGCGCACCAAGACGCAACGACTCCTATATAAGCAGCTCCGCAAGGACTCCAGCTACACCGGAATAGGCTTGCCTGAATATGTCACAATCTTCAAAAAGTGGGAAGGAGCGGAAGAGGATTGGGAGCCAATCACGAATAAGACCCGCGAAAATTTCCCTCTTGATACTTGGCAAAAGTGGGCGAGTCCGGTATGGATGGACATACAACGCACTGATGTACTCAATGATTGGCGCGGTGCTAAAGATGCAAAAGATGAAAAGCATATCTGCCCGCTACAGCTTGACGTAATTGAGCGGTGCATTGGCCTTTGGTCAAACCCCGGGGAGCTCGTGTTCTCTCCCTTTGCTGGGATTGGATCAGAAATTTATCAAGCCGTTAAGATGCATCGGCGCGGATTAGGCTTTGAACTCAAGCCGAGCTATTACGAGATGTCAAAAAAGAACCTGGCCTCAGTAATCAAAGAGCGCGATCAGATAGCTATGTTTTAGTACCTTAACCACGAGCCGGCAAGTGCTCAGAAATTTGGTTAAGTTAGGGAGCCTCCGGAAACGTTCGGGGGCTCTCGTTTTTAGTGGGCTTCCTCGACGCCAGTCTCCCACCCGCGGCCCTGCTTCATGCAGTACCACCACCACCCGCCGAGGCGAGGCTGTGAGAACCCCTTCTGTACCTCCCATCCCGAATACCCGTCTCCGAGTTTCTTATAGCTGCCGCACCGGATATGGTGCACCGTGCTCTTGGTCACCGCCATCTTTTGGGTGATGCGCTCGGTCGTAATTGGGAGGTGCCACTTGTTGTGATCGTGGCCCCGCACGATGAGGTCCGCGTCGGGAAACTTCGCCGCGTCGATGTCGGCGTGTAGCACGCCCTTACTTCGTGGGGCGTTGCCTCCGTACCCGTGGTGGTAGTGCATGAGGTAGCTCTTGCACTCCGTGGTATAGAGGTACTGCCAACGGATATACCCGGAGTATCCTCCAAGCTGGATCGGGCTCCCGATAGCCTGAAGAGCCTCCACGACCCTTTTGGATAGGTCGGTGTGCTGGCGCTTCTTGACGTTCGTCTCGTGGTTGCCTTGGGCGTATACCGTGAGGATGTCCTTGTACGGCTCCAAGAAC